GTTGGTGCTTCTCCTGCTGGTCAACAATATGCACATACATTTGTAAGTGCTGCATCTAATGCAGTAAGCACAGCAGGTGATTGTGCAAATGTTAAGTCTGCAATCGATACTCTTCTGGAAAATATCAATGATATCATTTCTCCTGAAGGAAATGATTTCCAGATTGCTGCAGATCGTCTGTATTTCAATAGAGATTACATTGCATTTGAAACTGTTGGTCGCACCAAAAATGAATACAGTTATAACTTGGGTAATACTACCTTTAACTCATATTCATTCACTGGAGAAAATACTGAAACTAACGTAAGAAATGATTTGGAATTTGTCTTAATCTCGATTATTTCTGACCTTCAGACTGGCGGTAATAACAGTGCTGTAGATTCTATTGCTAAGTATATTACTTCTACATTACGAGTTACTAAAATTGAAACTATCTTAGGACAGTTTATTGAATTACTAACTCAACTCAAATTCTTAGGATCTAAGGCAATTCAAAATTATCTATATTCTATCTCAGAGAATCCTAGTGGTGCAGGTGAATATCAAGCACAATATAATACTATTGCTGCATACAGAGATTCTGAAACACCAACCAATATCGGTAATGTGGTGAATAGATTTGAATCTTTAGTTGATAGTTTAATTGATGTCTTTACTCCATCTGGTGATGCTGGAGTTTCTGCAGCAAAACAGATGCTCTTTAATGAAAGTTACTATAAGAATGAAATTGCTGCGGTCATCAATGGTCAGTTTGGATCTGGATCTTGGACTTTCGAGCAATTCATTGATGATATTATCACTGACATTGAGCATGATATTATTACAACTGATATTTCTACTAGCAATATTTCTCAAGCTAGAAAAATTGATCTTCTGAGAGAAGGTGTTTTAGACGTTATTAACTTTACTAGTGGTGCTGGTTATACTTCCGTTCCCACTATCGCTATTGATGCTCCTCCTGGATCTGGTGGTATTCAAGCTACAGCAGATGCTGTATTAAGTCCCAACGCGGTCTTAACTAGCATTCAAATTGATGCAGCAGGTAGTGGATATACTGCTAATGGTAACTACTCTTTTGCTGGCGCACCATTTGTAGGCACACATGGTGGATATTTAACTCAGACATCTGGTGGAATTACTGCAGTATCTTATGATGGTGAAATTATTGATTTCAACAGCAGTGGAAGTTTCACTTTTGGCACAGGTGCGGCGATTGCAAATAGTGGCACTGCTGTTGGCATCAATGGTGGATTTGATGTTGATTATCAGTATGTTAGATTCGGTGCAGGCACAGCAGCATATCCTCAGAGATCTGTTGTTGTAGACCATGTATTTAATCCTGCATCTGCAGGATACGATAAAGTAAGAGTCTACATTATTGCTGGTAATGGATCTAATGGTGGTGACACTCCAAATGATACTGAAGATTTGGCTCTGTATGTTTCCATTGATGGATATGAATTCACCTACAAAGATCGTCTTGTTTATGGTGGTAGTGCTGGTGGATCAAACAATGTTTCAAACTTTGCAAGTCTGAATTTTGTTGATCTTGATCTTACCATTGCTGAGAAGGAAGCATCAAATCTCAGATTTGAGATTCGTCAGATGGCACATGGCACTACTTCTACCGCAGACCATTATGGTGTTACTAGAATTTCTTGTTACAACAGTGATCAAGCAGGATTTAATTTACTCAATAATGGTATCACTGTAAACTTCGGTCAAGCTGATACTCAAAGTGGCACTCCAACCACTCCCACACTTACATTCTTGTCTTCGCGTTTCTTAGATCAAATCGTTATCACAAACCGTGGATCTGGTTATCTTCCTGCAACACCACCAAATGCTACTATCTCTGGTGGCAACCCAACCACTCCCGCAACGGTTACTAATATTAACGTTGTTTTAGATTCCAGTAGATTTACTCCTGGTCAACTATTGATATCTGATCAAGGTGCATCAGCAGAAGTTTATGAAGATATTGGTACTGCAATATATGTTGGTCCTATAACTGGCACAGCATTCGCTGCTGGACAGTTATTAACTCAAGGTGGTGTTTCCGCTGAAATTGCTTCGGGCGGTGTTGGAAGTCCATTTGATTGGTATGGTAGTGTTGGTAATGTCCAAACATTCAACACAATTAGAAATATTGCTTCTCTTGTAGAGGATGAAGAATCATCTATCAACTTATTGACCAACTCGGAAACTTATTCTACTACCAACTGGTCCATAATTGGAATGAATGCTCCCGCAAATAATTCTGATATTTCTCCTGATGGCACTTCAACTACAATCACCTTTACTCCTTCCACTGCAAATGGACCAAAGGGTCTTTTAAGACAAATTAATCTGACATCATACAATACATTTGATGACAGTGGTCTAACATTCGACAGTACTGGTCAAACCTTTGACAATGGTCCTAATGATACTGATGCTAGACAGCAATTTACAGTTTCTTACTTTGTGAAGGCAAATGGATATTCAACTATCAGACATTACTTCAAAGTTGTCCCCACCACTGCATATGCATTCATTCAGGTTAACTTGTTAACTGGCGTAGTGGAGCAGACCTTTGAAGTTGGTACTATTGGTGTCCTTGATTTGGATGCAAGTGGAGCAATCCCTTATGGAAATGGTTGGTATAGAGTTTTCCTCACAGGCACATTTGGATATGGATTTACAAATCTACAATCCGAGCTTCAAATTCTTGATAATGGTGCTCCTAATTTTGCTGGTGATGGATCTTCGGGACTCTTTGTTTGGGGATCCAAGTTTAACACTGGTGGACTCGACGCTTACACTGCCGTTGGTGGTCAGGTATTCTTCTCTAATATTGAATATAATATCAAGAAATTTGCTCTTGAATTGTTTGAAGATTATACCGAATTGGCGTTGAGTAATCAACTTACAAATCCTGCACCTATTTCAGGATCTATTCCATTCTATAATTCTGCATTAGCAGCAGATTACAATACTAATTCAATTCAAAGAATTATTAGAGAGAATGTAAAAACACTTCAGTCTCAACTTCTAGATACTGATCATTATCTCAGTGTTAATTTAGTTGGTAACGTAACTGTACCTGAAAAGAATTTTGGTGAGAGGACAATTCCAGTGCCTTTAGGTGGTGGTATTCGTGGATCTGATTTCTTATATGGATCTTTAAGTGATGCAAGTTCTGAAGTGCAAAATGTCATTGTTAATGAGGGTCTAGTCGTTAAAGATTATAAGAGATTCAGAATCGACGGTGAAATTCAAAATGGTCCATTCCTCATGAATGAGAATGTCTCAAAACAAGGTGATTCAACTGTCCAAGGTGTTGTTTATGGATTCTCTTCAGATGAGAACTATAAGTATCTTGATGTTGCTGTTACTGGCGGCACATGGGCATTGGGAGATGTTATTGTAGGATCTACTAATGGCACTACAGCAGAAATTAATGCTTTAGAAAATCGTCTACAGATAATTGATGTTGTTGGTGATTTTAAAGTTAACTCGGTCTTTAGAGGATATACTTCTAACAGCACCGCTGCCACAGAAACATTCCTCAAGAATGAAGCTGCAGTTTTAGATAACACTGGTGGAAAACTTGTTGTTGATACTGAAACTCTTAATGGTAGTTTTGAAACTACATCTGTAGTTTATCCTGAAGAGTCTAGACTTTATGTTGAGGTCCAGAAATATGCTGGTTTTGATATTGGTGTTGGTGATCGTATAGTCGCAAATGGATATACCAGACTGGGACTTTCTATTCAAAATAATAGAAGTGGATTTGTAGTCGGCAATTTTGTTTATAAAGTCACAGGTGGTGTTGCTGATTCTAATAACTATGGAATTATTAACAAGGTAGATCTTGATAATAATTACATCTATGTCGTGCCTGTTGTGGGTGGATTCCAAAATGGTGACACGGTTATCCATCTAGATATTTCAAACATTCTTACTGGTGAAGGCATTGTAAATACTACCCTTAATGTTGAGGGTCAGGCGGCAGGAAAAGTCCAATTTATCGAAGACGCGGGTCTTAATAAGAGATTGTATATCTCAGATACTATTGGCACTATCGCTGATACTGATTCTATTAAAGCAGGGAATGGTTATGAAGCAGCAATTCTTTCTAAGGTTGTATTGAAGGCAAGAGTCAACAGATTCTTCCGTGGATTTGATGGCACTCAAACAACATTTGACTTAACCATTAATAATGGTGATGCATATCTTCCTGATCCTGCAGGTCATATGTTAATCTTTATTAACGGTATTCTTCAACCTCCTGGATCTTTAAATGCGTTTACTGCATTCTCGGATAAGATTCAATTTACCGAAGCACCGTCATTAGGATCTTCTTTCACTGGTTTCTATGTTGGTAAACTCAGACAGTTAGATGACATTTCGTTTGAATTTGATTCATTACGTCAGTCGTTTAACTTAAGAAGAAATGATGTCTTCTACTCACTTACACTTACGGATGGTGTGCAGTCATCTACAATTAGACCAGAAAATAATATTATTGTTTCGCTCAATGGTGTTATTCAGGAACCTGGTGTTGGTTTCGAGATTGTTGGATCTAGAATTATCTTTAATGAAATTCCTCGCGTAGGATCAACATTTGTTGCATTCTCGTATGTTGGATCTGAAGCAGACGTTGACGCTGCAGAAGTTATTCCACCAGTAGAACCTGGAGATCTTCTTGACATTCAAGGTGAAGTTAGTGATCGTGAGGTTGCTGTTATTGAATCTTCCAACTCTCTAGTTACATTTGATTATTTGGGATCTGTATTCGGTAAAGATGCATCAGCATCTACGTCGATTACATCAGGCACTATTCGTAATGTTTCTGTTACTTCTCCTGGATCTGGATATACCTCTAGACCAACTGTAAGAGTTGATTCAATTAGTGGATTTGACGCTCAAGTCAAAGCATTAGTTGGTGTTGGTAATGTTGTAGTTAATGTAGGAGGATCTGGATATCAAGCTCCATCCATTGCAATTGAAACTACGGTGCCTGATGACTGGACTGCTCCTGATCTAAGTCTATATGGTGAAGAAGCTATAGATCCCGAGATCGTTTAACCACATAAATAACTAAAAATATTGCAGGTAATGTCAAAGCAATCTTTAAACATTGGATCTAGTGCTAATGACAACACGGGGGACACCCTCCGTGTTGGCGGCGATAAGATCAATGACAACTTTAATGAATTATATACTGCTATTGGTAATGGTGTTGCCACACAAATTAGTGTGACTAATGCTGGCACTGGTCAGGTTTTGAGATATAATGGCAGCTCTTTTGTTGCGTCTGATTATAGTGCATTAACTTCCTCGCTGGATGTTGCTGGACAAAGTATTACTTCGGCTAGTAATGGAAACATTGTTGTTGCCCCTAACGGCACAGGTAATATTAGTTTAACTGCAGGATCTATCACTAGCACTTTTTCTGGCAGCGATGGGTCTATTGATTTCCCAACATTGGTAAAATATAAAAATGAGTGGGGGAGTTTGGCAGCAGCACCTGCAGCTGCATCTTATCCTGGATATTTCTTTTCTATTGATGGTGATGATAATCCATATGTAAATATCAATATTTCTGCAGGTGGTGCAGGTGATGTAAGAGCAAAATTATTAACTGAATATTCTAGTATTGGTTTACTTTCGGATGTTGATGTAACCACAACTGCTCCAACCAATAATCAGGTATTGAAGTGGAATACTTCATCATCAAAATGGTTGCCTGCTGATGATGATGCTGGATTGGGATC